TTTGTATACCGCTCGAGGGTATCGAAGATGCTGATTCTGAGAATATCGAAATTGATAGTGAAAATATTAGCGATCACCAAATCCAAGAAATGCGCGATCTGCTAGATAAATTAGATAGGAAAGAAGAAGCATACTGCGCTCATTTCGGAATCGAGAAACTAGCCGATATTCCTAAAGATGCATTTCCTAGCGCAAAAGGCGCGCTCGAAGAGTTAATCCAGAAGAGTAAAAAGAAATGAGCAACGTTATACACGCAGAGGATCGATTCAAGATTCACAAAGAAGATGAATGGGTTGATGTCATGAAGTTTGTTCTGAAAAATCATGTCGCAACTAGATACCCAGAATTAATGCCAACGATTAGAAAATTAAAGGATAGCGATTATGAAGATACTGACAGATGAGCAGGGTAGCGATGCTTGGAAGCGCAGCAGGATAGGCGTTATTACCGCTACTCGGATGCAAGATATAACAACCTCAACAGGCCTCTGGTCTAAATCTGCTGATGCGATGATAAGAGTTATCGTAGACGAAATGATAAAAGGCGCACCGGCTCCGCAGGGATTTATAAGTAAAGCCATGGAGCATGGGACAACATACGAGCCTATGGCTCGGGCTTATTATGCTTTCGTTAATGAGGTCGAAGTAGAGCAGAAAGGTCTTTGTTTACACGACGATCTTCCTGTTGGCTTCAGTCCTGACGGATTGATAGGTAAAGATGGCGGGCTTGAGATTAAGTGTCCGCAAGGCACTACGCATCAAATTTACTGCGATGACCAGAAACTTCCAACGAAATATAAAGTGCAAGTCCAAATGGCTTTATGGATATCAGAACGTGAATGGTGGGACTTCCTCAGCTTCGAGCCAAGTTATGGAGAGCAGTTCTGCATAAGAGTTAATCGCGATGAAAAATTAATTTCGGCACTCGAAGAAAATGCTCTCCGTGCTGTTGAATTAATAGGTGCTCGATACGAGCGATATAGTAAAAAGGAAAATTAAATGAAAAGTTTAAACAAAGTAAATCTAATCGGTAATCTTGGCAATGACCCAGACATAAGAACTATGCCTAACGGTAACAAGGTAGCAAATATTTCAATCGCCACCACTTACAGTTACAAGGACGGCGATGATTGGCAGGAGAAAACAGAATGGCATAAAGCTGTTATGTTTAATCAAAAAGCAGAGGTCGCTGATAAGTATTTAAAAAAGGGCAGCAAAATCTTTGTTGATGGTAGGTTGCAGACAAGGTCTTGGGAAGACCCTAAAGGCGGCGGTAAACGTTACTCTACCGAGATTGTTGTCAACGATATGATTATGTTGAGCAAAGAAGAAATGAAGGCGCCGCAAGCTGAACAGCCTGCGCAACAGCCTACTAACTTCGATAACTTTGATGACGAGATACCATTCTGATAAAAAAAAGCCCCTCTTTCGGGAGGGGCTAATCAATCACGTTTTTCACGTTTACAAGGAGAAATTCATACTAACAACCTTGGAGGTTACACGCAATGTTATACGCAGATATAGGTAAATCGATAGAAAAGGCCCGATCGGCAAAAGGCATGAGTAAAAAGCAAATCGCTCAATCTCTAGAAATGAGTCCGCAGAATTTCCATGCCCTGTCGATTCAAAAGAACGCAAAAATTCACAAAGTGCAGCAGTTATCTAGTGTTTTTGGGATGTCAGTAGATGAATTCATTAACCTTGGTCTCTAATAAGCAAAAGCTGCGAGAGCAAATTAAAGCGGACACAAAAAAGTTTTTAAAGAATGGCGGCAAAATTAAGCAAATACCTTTTGGCGTACAAAAAGATGAGATTTTTAAAGGGTTTTCGTGATGCCAGAATCTAACAGTTGGCGTATTGACTCGGAGCATACGCTTAAAAAGTTTCAGCAATTTATTGAGCAGGAATGGCGCGATAAACATTACCTGACCGTTAAATGGCATTCTGGTCGCACTAGGTCAACGCTACAGAATAATTCTCTGCATGTTTACTGCCGCATGCTTGCAAAAGAGTTAAACGCTGCAGGCCTCGATATGCGCACTGTAATTAAGCAGGATGTGGCAATCGACTGGAGCGAGGAAACCGTAAAAGAGAATTTGTGGAAGCCAATACAGAAGGCGATAGCAAAAGAGAGTTCTACCTCGAACGTGAATACAAAGGACTATGTAACTATTTACGAAACTTTGAATCGCCATTTATCAGAGAAATTCGGAATCTCTGTGCCATGGCCCGTAAAGGTAACTTCTGATGTTCAAACAAATGGCCGAGATTTTACATAAAGCCCAAAACGAACTTGAAATCGGGCTTGATAAGTTAGATGAAAAGCAGATAAAAAATACCTACAATGATCTGGTGGCTTTGCAGATAGATATTCATCGTGAATATACTAGCCATTACGCGAGGTATTTTGATCATGTTTTGGAGATCACGAAAGAAGGACATAGCGCCGCAGACTGTTTATCAGACGCCGAATGATATGCGTCATGTTTTGACTATGTACCCGATTGGGTCTGTGCAATTTAGCATCGCGCTGTTAAAAGTCAGAATGAAAAACATGGATCCGCAAGATAAAGCAAGAGCAGAGAAAACGCTAAAAGCACTACACAACAAAGTTTATTGGGATACAGGCCATGCATATTACCCTTACTTTCACTGACGATGAAGGCGATAAGATTCTCAAGCTAATGGATTCGCTAAACAAATTAGACGACTTGGAAGTTGATATTCGTTATCTATCCGATCACATTGAAGAGCTAAAGGAATTGATAGATGGCCGGAATCAAGATAACGCCGGCTGATCGATGGTTTTCTCTATGCGTTAGAGAATCAGCGAACTGGACCTGTGAATACTGCGGAACCAAATACGAAGAAAAGGCCCAAGGCTTACACGCAAGCCATTACTACGGTCGAGGCAATTACTCTCTTCGGTTTTGCCCTGATAATGTGTTTGCTCACTGCTTCAGTTGCCATCTTAAACTAGGCTCGAATCCAAACGATTTCGTGGTATGGGTACGCGATAAGATAGGCGAGGGCGCGATCGATATACTGATCGAGAAACGAAACGATCTGAATCTCGCTAAATTTATTAAGAAAGACCTAAAAAGCGTAGCAGCACATTACAAATCCGAGTATGAAAAACTCAGACAGCAACGAGAGCAAGGCGCAACAGGAAAGCTCGAATTCACAGAATACTAGGCTATGCGGAATATGCTGGCTTAAAACAGGTAACCCGAGGTGTAGAAATGACGATTCATGTAGATTTGATGGACCCAGAAGAAATGGCGAAATGGATAGCCGACAATATCAGCTCTTTGAGTCCTGAGGCACAGCGCGCATTCGGCACGTTAATATTTCAAAATGACATGACCCAAAGATTTTTTGCGGAGTACCCAGAAGTGCGATCAGAATTTCTTGGTTATGCTACCGAGTTCTGTAGCAACGCAGAGGAGTTAGTGCATTGACTTGGAGAGATACGCAGATCGGCGGGAATCATTATAAAAAAATGAAAATACAACCCGCCGAGTTTATCGAGCAAAATGGTTACAGTTATCTACAGGGTAATGCCATAAAGTATATTTGTCGTTTTAGAGATAAAAATGGTGTTGAGGATTTAGAAAAAGCCAAACACTATATCGATATGCTTATCGAGTTATACACTGAGCCAGATGATAAAAAATATCCAGAAAGGCAGTGGATTGTACCTAAATTCTAGGGTACTCATTTTCCTCGAGCATTGCGCATAGTTCTACTGCCCGCCTACCAACCTGCCTACGCCACTTACTGTCCATAAACTCGTCAGATGCTAGGGTGTAATCTCTGGCATTTAAAGCTGCGATCGCTTTTACAAAGGTCTTGAATCTAGGTAGGCCGAGATTAAAGCAGATCGATATAATCGCATCACGCCTTGCGCCTTCGAGGTCACTAAACCACTCAAATTGACAAAGTTCTATGATTGTTCGATTGATGTCGTTGCGGAGAAGAAAGATAGCCTCATCGTAGCTGATACCATTGGACTCCAGATTCCGACCCACTCCAATAGTTAAAGCATCAGCACTGCAACGATAAGGCTTATTTTTTAGACCCTCATGTCGAATGAGTAAGTCTTCAAGTCTGTTAATCATCTCGCGGGTTTCTGTATAACACTGCCTCGACAAAGATTGCGACTTCGTCCACGCCTGAAATAGTCTTAGCTTCAAACGAAAAATCACTTTTCTCATCTATCATAAATGGCACTTGACGGTCATAGCTAATTTGTGACGTACCAAAAGTAGCCTGCGCCACCTTGAGCTTTCGTCCGTTAGACGCGCAAACCACATTATGGATAGTAATATATTTATTTGGGTTTGCTGTCGCTGAATTAAGATCAATTCTGAATAGGTAAAGTTTATGGTTAGCTGGCACTGTATACACGCAGCTTTGAGTAATGCCTAAACCTGCTTCAATATAACCGTAAGTCACCCCGCCACTGGCAATAGTAATGTTTCCTACGTTAGAGCCAGACAAAATTAACGCGCTGTTAATTCTGAAAATGCTTTTAGGAATTGCAACAGGGCTTGTGCCATTTAGCGTAACTACTTGGACTAATTCATTATAGTCAGCGTCCAGACCGTTAATTAGCACCTGCATCGTATCCGCAGCACTGCTAACAATGGTCATAGCTTTGGCCTCAGTTGGGAAAGTATATAACCCTCCTGCATTCCATATCGTTTCGTAAGTGTCGCCTACAGACGTATTAAATCCGAAGATATTTACTGGCGTAGCGCCAACCATGTTCCCACGAGCAATATCGAATAGAAAGTTACTTGTAGGTGATGGGTTGTCGTATTGGCTCATGACGATTTCTTAAATATGCCAGTAGCATTAAACAGAGTTACAACAGCGTTAACAATATCGTGCGCTACAGGCTTCAGCTTATCGAAGTCCTCGTCAATATCGTCAGCCTTTTCAATCGCGCCTTTTAGCATTGCATCGAAAGCTACCAGCTTAGAATTGCCTGCACCGTCATCCGGTATAGTTTCCTCGATCAGCTTTACAATATCGACCACTGTAGTCCACAGACGCTTTACCCATTTCAGATATTCAAACAAACCCATAACTCATTCCTCGTATTCAAATTCAACGTTAGATGTGATTAAAGAAACTTTAAATGTTTCCAGTAAGCCTACGATCTCCATCGGCTCGATCCCTAAACTGGTCAAATCCTCGACCATCTCCTCTAAATCATACCATGCGCGCTCTAATATTTTGTCAGTTTGGTTAGGAAAATTGATAACATCGTTCATGCAAAATACCCCGTGAAGGCCGATACAGCAGCGACCATAACCATCCAGAATATCCGCTCACCAAATAGAATCGTGGGCCGAATTTTTTGCAAATGCTCGTCCATGTTATTTACTCGCTTTTCTATTTCAGATTGGCGATTAAATATCGTAACTATCCGTTCCTCGACGCGAGCCAGAGAGATTACTGCCTCCTGCAAATCATCGATCTTGGTCTCTAATCTTTCTAGTCTAGTCTCGCTCATGGCGTCACCGTTATCCTTGTGATCTCGCCCTTGTGTTTATCGTAGGTTATCGCAAGTGCGCCCCTCTGGCTATGCTGAAATCCACGCGCTCCATACGCATCTCGGGCATTCAAGGTCGGGTGGCGTTCTACATAGGCTCCAGAGTCTTCAAATGACTCTTTGGTATGGTAGTGGCCGGTCGACAGGTAGATGTATTCAGCACCGCTCATATCTTTTCTAAATCGCGGCTCGGAGAAGAATTTACCTGCTAGCCCTTTAATCCTAGTTAAATGACCAT